GCCCACTACCATGTCGGTTCCAGTCAGCTGAGTGGGAGGGCTGGTATCACACCAGAGCAACACGGTTATGATCAGACCTACAAAACCCAGTGATATACCTTGGATAGCCGATCAGATGCGATCAGCTGATGTCGCTGAACTACAAGCTAGTTGCGGCCTTGGCCCTAAATACGCGTTGCTGCATAGCTTCCTAATTAGCAAACCATGTATGACAATGGTGTCACGTACAGGGGAGCCGTTAGCTATGGGTGGTGTAGCACCGGATGAATTAAACGACCGGGTGGGTCGTATATGGCTATTGGGTACTAATGCCATGGTGGAAGATCCAACTAATAAGACTGGCTTCTTGCGTAACTGCAGGTCTTGGGTGGCCGCTATGCACCGTGAGTACGACCTGCTGTGGAACTGCATGGATGCCCGTAACGCAGTACACCAAAAATGGCTGGAGTGGATGGGGTTTACCTTTATCGCAAAACGGCCAAACTATGGAACAGAAGGTCGATTATTCCTGGAGTTCTGCAAGGTGAACCATGTGTGATCCAACTGGAGGTATAGCTACGGGCTTTGCCGTCGCCCAGGCCGGGCTTGGCATAGCTCAATCTTTTACTGGTTACCAGCAGGCACAGCAAAATACAGCATACGCTAATGCTCAAGCTGAACAGCAATATCAATATCAGCAACAGCAAGCTAGTGCTGCCCGTAATTATGAACAGCTAAAATACAACCAACAACAACAACTAATGCGTCAGACCCGGTTGTTAGCTGACAATGCTTATGCCGATGAGATTTCACAAATCAACCTACGGTTAATGCAAGAGCAGGAAGCATCTGCTCAGCAAAAACAAAAGGCAGGAAGGGAAGGCTTACAAGCTAGGGGTGCAGTTGTGGCTGGTGGTCGTGTTGGTAATACCATTGATGCTTTGGTTGCTGATTACCAAAGGCAGCAAGCTCAGTTTGATTATGCAACAGAACGGAACCTAGCATTTACGACAATGCAGATGCAGGAAGCTAAGCGTGGTTCTGCTGCTACTAGGGGTTCACGGATTGCCAGCCAACAGGAATACATCAAGCAGGAAACACTTGATCCAATGAAACCAATGAAGCAAGCAGCACCAAGTGCTATGCCGTTTATCCTGCAAGGAGCAGGGTCAGTATTGCAGGCGGCTGGCGGTTTTGAATCTGCTGTTTACAGGCACAAGTCTCTCAACACTCCTAAGACCAAAAGCTAATGGCAAAACTCAGCACTGGTCAAGCCTACGGCACCACTAGCCGCACTACCTCCCCAAGGTTGTTAGGTGGTGAAGCACAAATAGCTAGTGGTAACCCCTTAGCGCAAGCAGAACTTGGCCAGCCTGGGCTGCAACCACAAGCCTCACCAGTTAGTACATTCCAGCAACCAGGTGCACCTACCCTTGGTGGCCCCTTGCGGATGTTTGAACCGCCAGCACTGCCAAGACCTAGCCAAGACCTAGCTAACCTGGCTGAGGCGCTATCTGGGTTTAATAAGAACCTGCAGCAATACGCTACTTCAATGCAAGAAGTAGAAACCTATAAAGAAGCAGCAGCTAAAGAACGTGGCACTGCACTTGGAGCTAAGCTTTCAGTATTTGGCTATAAAGATTATGCGGAAGCCCTAAGAGAAACTGAAAAGAAAGCACAAGTTGATCCGTCACTTGGGCCATTATTGCAACAGCTAAAAGCAAATGATCCTAGAGCTTTACCGTATGCTAATAATACATTAAATGATTCATTTATTAAATCACGGATAAGTGGTTTAAGAGATGAGATGAACAATATGTCTAAACTGCCAGACGGTCGCTTCCTGGAAACAGTTAGCGAAGGCGACCCGGCCTTTGTTGACTACTACGTATCAAGTGCATTGCCGCCAGGGATGTCACCTAAAGCTATTCTTGATAACCAAGCCGCTTTAGCCAATACGTTTGGGGCAATCAGAAATGATCAGACTAAACGACACATTGCATATAAAGATGGCCGAGTACGCGCAGGCTATCAAGCAGGCTTAGGCGGTGATATAGCTTTGCTTGATGCTGGTCAATTAAACCCCAACCAACTTGCTGCTAGTGCAACTCAACGATTAACTGATTTGCAAAACAACAGCAGCCCTGCTCTATACCAAGAGCAAAAGAAAGCAACGGTTAAACATCTTCTTGATTCAATCGTTGTAGCAGCTGGCGGGAACCCTGGCAAAATAAATCAACTGGCGCTTCCGGCGGCTAAAGCCTTAGAGCTAATTCAGGCTGGGCCTAATGGGGAATTGTTAATTGATCAATTAGATCAGCCGCGAGACGTTGTAATACTTGAGTTTTATCGCGGCTTATCCAAAGGGACTATGCAAGATAGAGAGCTGCAAGATAAACAAGCAACTTATCGCGGCCAAGATGCGGCTGATGCAGATGCAAAAGCGTACCTAACACCTGAAGTGTTAAACAACCCAGCGCAATTGCAAGCACGGTTAGATGCTTTGCCGCAAGAAGCAGTAAGAAAATTCCCTAATGATCCACAAGCCCAGCAATCATATTCAGAAAGGGTACAATCTTATGCCAAGAATTATACCCGCACTTACATCGCCCCCATTCAACGTGATAACGCTGCTAATGAATACGCTAACCAAGCATTAAACCCATCAACTAATCCTGTTGCCGATATACAGCGGTATGAGAAAATGTTTCGGAACAGAGAGATTGATGAGTCTGATTTTAAGTCACTTGTAGCTGGCGCTAAAGCTCGCAATGAGAAGCGCAATGATAACAACTACAATACTTTGCGTGGCTTGCAGCGAGATTTACAAACACGACTGACTGAACAGTTTAGATTGCCCACCCAAGGTGATGGCACACCTGTCGTAACAGCAAAAGAAGCAATAGAAGTTCGCAAGCAAATGGCTAGCCTTTACCGGGAAGGTGAGCAATTAATTATTAAAAACCCAGGCGCCAATATAGATGCTGAACTAGGCAAAGCATTTGAGAAGTACATCGCTCCAGCCGTGCAAAAAGGACAGCAACAATCTCAACAGCCAAAGGCTAAAACACCAGAAGATATTTCTCGTAACTTTGGCCCTGGCCGTGGCAATACAGCTGATAATGCAAACCTAAGGCGACAAGCTGAGACTGCGCCTTTATATGACAAGAGTCGTATTGGGCAACAGTTAGATGAGATCTTAACTGATAAGCCATTGGATAATGCTACCCGGCAAATTATTCGACGCACTGGGTTGAAGCCTAGTGACTTCTTCACTAAGCAAATGAAGTTACATGGGGTGCCATTAACACCAGAGATCCAACAAAAACTACGCACCCTTGATGGCAGTGACCTTGTATCACAAGCATCGCCTGCAAGTGGTGAAGGCTCTGGCGGCATGGGTCTAATGCTTCCTAATGTCAGCAGGGCACAGCGACTGTGGGATGTATTCAATAGCGGTATGCAGGCTGCTCGTAATGCTCCTGTGGCCCCTGGTGGGGCTGTAGTGCCTAGCAATATCAACGTAACACCTGGCGCAAAAGGCAAGAAAGAATCTATTGCTTTAGCCGCACAACAATTAGGCATTGATCCTGTTGATCTTGCTGCAGTTATGAGCCTTGAAACCGGAGGTAGCTACAGCACAACAATTACAGGAGGGGCTGGAAATAATTACCAAGGATTAATTCAATTTGGCCCAACCGAACGCCGCACTTATGGTTATGATGAAAGGCAAAGTTTTGAACAGCAAGTATTAGGCCCTGTTGTTAAATACTTAAAAGATCGAGGAGTTAAGCCTGGCCACGGGGCTAAAGAAATTTATGCAGCAATTCTTACAGGAAATGTTGCTAACCTTGCCAGGGGTGGTATTGACTGGAAAGACGCAAACGGGACTTCGGTTAGGGGGGCTTTGCCTAGCCTGACCTCAGGCCAACACCGTCAAAACGCTATCCGTTTTCTACAAAGGAATTAACCCATGCCTATCCAAAAGATTAAAGACCCACAAACTGGCGAGATCCGCGAGGAGTACGTTCTGCCAACAGCAGCACCAACAGCAGCACCGGCAAAACCTACAGCTAAGCCAGCGGCCCCGGCTAAGCCTGCAGCGGGCCCTACCTATGGCATAGAAGATATTGGTGGAATAATTAAAGACCTCACCCAAGGCCCTAGTGCTTTATTGCAAGCTACCCCTGGCTCTGTTTCAGCAGCAGCACAAGAGCTGGTAAAGACTGGCGACCTTGGCAAAGCATTCCAAAAAGGACAGACGACATACATTAAAGATTTAGAAAAGCCTGGCCGTGGTGCCGCCAGAACGATTTATTCCGCTGGTCGTAATATCGTTCAAGAGACTAGCGATCTACTTACTGCTGATATTCCTGCCAAACTTAATATCCCAGGTGCTAAACCCACTACCGCACAACGACCAGACGCTCCTTTATTTGGGTTCTTGCCTCCTCTTGCTAAACCAAAAAGCAGTGGTGTTGCTGAAGACCTGGTAACTGGCCTTGTCCAAATTGCAATTCCATGGGCTGGTGTATCCAGAGGTGTGGGCTTTGCTGGTGCTGCTTTATCTAAACTGCCTGGTGCTGCCCGTGTAGGCCAAGCCGCAACAACAACAGCACAAGCAGTCGCTGCTAGTAAAGTTGGGCAAGTAGCTGCTCGTATCCCTGGTGCAGTACCAGTAGGTAAAGCTATAGCTGAAAACGTAGCTACTAAAGCAGCAGCGACAGGAGCCATTATTGATTTTGCTGCATTTGATCAACACACTGGTCGTTTAACTGATCTAATAGCTCAAACAACTAAGGGCACCCCGCTTGAAAACATTGCTATTGATTACTTAAAATCAGACCCTAAAGATGTAGGGCTTGATGGCCGGTTAAAGAACGTATTAGAAGGTGCTTTATTTGGTACTGCTCTTGAGTCTACATTTCGTTTATTTCGCGCTGCTCGCGCTGCCAACCGGTACAAAACAGATCCAACACCAGTAAAAGCTCAGCAAGTACAGCAAGCAAATGAAAAATTAGAAACTGCAATAGACCAACTGCGTCAAACAACCGAACAACAAATTAGCCCTAGGCCGCCAGTTGCAGCGCCAGAACCGGTTGAGCCTCGCACAGCAGTACAACCCATGGGTAACGTAGCTGCCGCTGCAATAGAACCACCAACTGCACCAAGGCCACAACCCACATCTGTCGGGCCAGAGCCAACTGCCCCAGAAGCTGCTCCTGTCTCTCTGTCTGAACGGCTAGCTAAAGAAGCTCTTACCCAAGGGCGTGAGCCTGCTCCGGTTGAAACGCCAAAGCTAATTGCTACTCCTGTCCCCGCTTCTGCAACAAAAGAAATGCCTGACACCCGTGGTCAAGGGCGATTTTTCCATGGCGCTGCAGCCGAGTTTGAGCTGCAGCCAGGCGGTGAATATGGCGGCAGCGGAATGAATATATATGGAAATGGATTTTATGCCACGGAGGACTTAAAAATAGCTGGTCAGTATCAGAAAAAAAATAGCAAGGCGGAGCCCGTAATTAGCATGTATGGGGCGTCTGACGAGCTCAACCGAGCAGGCGTTAAGACCGCAGAAATTAACGGCTTGCTTGGCCGAGGTCGTGCTCCCATTCCATCACCCGAAAGGTTGCAAGAGATTGCATCTAAGTTGCGGCAACAGGCAGGAGAATCCCCCCGCTCAAACATAACCGAAAGGATGCTGGCTTTGGCGGATACGTTAGACAATTACAAGCCTGTTGACGTTGTAGGCCAACGGGTTATTTATGAAATCAACGAAAAGAAACCAATTAAATTCTACGACCTAGATGCACCTGTCGATAACAAAGTTTTGCAAGAGCTAGAGAGAATTGCGAGTAGGTCTGATTTAGTTGCTGATTCGCTGGGCATTCTCGACCCAGGCACTTATGTCAGCGGAGTAACGCCTAACGTCAGCCTGGCTCAGATCATGGACGAAATCCGCAATACTTCAAGTTCTCTACGTGTTCCATTTTACGAAGTTCAAGATATTTTTGAAGAGTTGATCGACACGTTAAAGGCAGATGGTTATGGCGGGTTTACTCATGAAGGCGGTCGCCTTGCTGGCGGAGGGAAAAGGCTTCACCAGGTTCGCATTTACTGGGATCCAGCGGAAAACATTAACACTCAAAAGGTAGATTTGGCTGAACAATTAGTTGATAGGGTCTTAGCTGCAGTAGCTGCCCCTGAAACAGCAGTGCAACCCATGGGCAATGTGGCTGCTGCTGCAATAGAGCCACCTTCACCTTTAGCAGCTGAGATTAAAGCAGCAACCAGAAAATTTGGCCCAGATGATGGCGGTCGAATAGAAGGCGCAGCCCAAGCATATCAAAAGTATTTTAATCAAGGCAAACGACAAGCAGATGAAATTACAGAGCAACAAGCATTAGACGCTGTACGAGCTGCAAACGTGTCGTTTGATCCAGATAGAGTAAAAAGTTTAGATATGGATAAAGTTAGAAACGATATATTTATGGGTAGATTTACCCCTGAAGTAAAAGCAGCGCAAGATGCTTATCGCTCAATTTATGACCCTAGCTTTGGCCCCTTGCGCAGTCGCGGCCCTGAACTGCCTGAACTGCCTAAGAAGCCAGGGCTTACACGCGAAGAAATAGAAGCAAGAATAGAGGAAATAGACAAGCTAATAGCTGACATAGAATCAGACAAGTTAAATATGCAAGTAGACGAGCCAAGGACTCGCGCTTTGGTTGCAGAGCTAACTAAGGATATTCGCACTGTCGCAGGAGACGAGGTAGCTATCCGTTTTAACAACGCCTTTATGGAAACCAAAGGAGGCGATGTCGCATGGGGATACAAGCCAGGGGAAACAATGAAAGTTGGCGGCGAGTACGACCCTATAAAAGATATTATTGAAATAAATAATGTTGAGCTTATATCGGCTGACGTACAACGACCAGAGCTGTTGCGGCTTTTAGTTGACAACTTAGAGAAAACTGCGTACCACGAAGCTTTCCACCGTGTTCAATTTAACTTCTTAAAGCCAGAAGAAATAAAAGTCTTTAACCAATATCTTGCAGAAATTAAATTAGACTTTGGTTCAATGGCAGACAGAGAAGCGAATGCACTGGCAAGTCGTCCAGATTTACTGCCAATTGAAAAAGCTGCAGTAGCTTTTCAGATATATGCTTGGGCTCGCAAGAATAATTTAGATCCTCGCAAAGCTTTATTAGGTTACACCCGCGAAGAGTTAGGCAAGAAAGGAATTGTATCTGCGCTGGAATCAGCAGCTCTTGCGGTGATGGATACCCTTTATGACTTTGTGGAAAGGGTAGGCAATGCCTTTAATGACCGTGGCTTTATATCAATTAAATCTATCTTTGAAGATGCTTACAGCGGCAAGTTAGCTAAACGTGGTGAGTTAGGAAGTGTCGTAGATGAAGCAGGCAAAGCTGTTCCTTCTGAACTTGACAGGCTTGATTTGCTCCAAGCACAGGCTATGGAATACGGGGAGACCAGAAGGGGCCAGTTGGGTCTGCCTGTTTTAAGGTCTCAAGCTGGCCCTCCTCCTCCCCCTGATGAAACATACACCAAGCGGTTTGTTGACCAAATAATAGAAAACAAAAACAAGATTGAAGCTGGTGAAATTACCCTGGATGATCTATTGGTAAATAATGTTCAGAAATTTGAAAGTCCAAGTGGCCAAACATCTTATGTGCCAAGCCCACCTGTTAATGCAGTGCAAGCCTATCGTGCATTTAGTGATATATTTACTCGGCCTGAAGCTACTGGCATACCAGTCATAAGCCTTGAAACAATAGCCAGAGAAACTGACGCATGGTTAGCTAAAAATAACTACAACGCTACAGCGGTAATAGAAGGGCTGCAAAAGCTAAGTGGGCCACTCGCTAACTATGAGGATAACTTGATAAAATTACGAGCTGGTCAGTTATATGTTGATGACGCTAACTTAAAAGCTGGTATTGCTGCCAACAAGTTTCTTAATGCTGCTGCTGATTCAACGGCAGATATGAACCAGTTGACCGCTGATCTTTTGACAGCTGCTACCTATCAAAAAGCAGCCAACATTGCGCTGGAATCAGTTACTCGACCTATTGGTCAATTGCTTTATAGCTTGCAAGGGCCACGGCCAGAGATTGGTTCTATTGAATTTACTCAAGGGTTGCCTTCTGTTAAAAATGTTGGGGAAGAGCTGGAAGAAGCGCTAGATGCTCAAGCTCAAATACCTGTTGAGGAAAGCATTGGTAAGCCAATCAGCCCAGAGTTAGAAGAAGCTATTGTCACAGGGGAATATGGCCCCAAAGAGCTAGAAGAGTTAGATCAATTAGCGCGAAGCATGGCGCAGTCAGCTGTAACACCTGGCTTTGCTAAGGGTTTCTGGAAACAAGTTAATGAAAGTGCAGCTCTTACCACTCGCGGGTTAATCATTTACCGTGCTGCTCAATTGCTATCTTCTGGATTAACACTATGGTCTAACACTATTGGCGGCGGCATCCGGTTGCTGCAGTTACCAGTTGCTCAGGCTTTAGGGGCTGGCTTGTCTGGTTCTGTGCCCAGAGCGTCGCAATCATTAATGATCTATGGCCAATACGTCAGCAATCTACAAAACGCTTTTAGGTTAGGAACCGAATCTTTTAAGGCTGGACGTGGCTTATACGACTTAGATGAAACGACAATGGACTTCCTTGATAAAATGGTTAAAGAAGATGCTCAATTACCGTTAGACCCTAATACCGTAGAAGGCAAAGGTGAATGGGATCTAAATACCATGCCATGGGTGGACATACAAGATAAATCAGTATGGGCTATGGCGCAAAAGAAAATATGGCAAGGGCTTAATTTATCAACCCGCACTCAAGTTAGCTTGGATACTTTCTTTAAGGTATTAGCAGGCCAGTCGTTTGAATATGTGCGCAATCTTCAGCCTGGTTTAGACCGTGCTGTAGGCCAAGGCATGGATGCTGGAAGCAAAGAAGCTTGGGACTTTGCTCAAGAATATGCACAAGCTGCTGTTGATCGTGCGACCAGAGACGTTGCTATTAATGGCCGCACAATTTTGGATGCAGTAATGACTAGCCCGCAAGCGCAAACAGCTATGCGGTATGCCACTTTTACTGACGACATCTGGGCTCAAATGGAAACTCGGACTCCAACGCGGGCACAAGAACTAGCTGCAGCACAAGGGCTAGAAGGCCAAGCTGCTACGGAATACATAAATAACTACCTTAATACCACTGAAGAAATACCTTTCTTTTCTCGAACATTTAGCATGATGCCAGCAGTATGGCAAAAGCTAATTGAGTTTAGCCCTTTATTTAGCATCATCCAACCTTTTAACCGTACCCCTGGGGACATAGTTAAATCAGTAGCCCGAATGGCACCAGTTGCGCCATTGGTTGATACATTCTGGAGAGACATTAACTCGGCTGATGCCTTTACCCGCGACAGAGCTAAGGGTGATATTGCAATAGGCATGGCAGCTGTCAGCTTGGGCACTATTGCTATGACACAAGGTCGTGTTGAATTTACTGGTGGTGGTCCACAAGAACCAAGTGCTAAACAGAAGTGGCGCGAGTCAGGGAAAGTACCTTATTCATTCCGAGTGAGGACAGGAGAAGACGAAAATGGCCAGCCAATCTTTAGCCCTTGGGTATCAATGCGAGCATTTGAACCACTTAGTTCATTGTTTGGGGGGATGGCTGATTATCAAGAGGTCGCAAATAAGCTGCCAACTGAAGCAAGGGAACGGCTGGGTTCTGCTTATACAATGGATTTACTGATTGCTGTAGCTGGCGGCCAATTAAGCAAATCGTATTACCAAGGCTTTGCAGAATTGTATGAAGCGTTTACAGGTACTGGTGAATTAGACCAAGGGCCTAATGTACGCAGCCCGATTGAAAGGTATATTTCTAGAATAATTACATCAATGGTGCCGTTCAGTTCGGCCTTACGAGCTGGCCGTCGGATTGAAGACCCTACGGTACGAGTGGTGCCACCAAGTCCTGTTGAAGGCGGCCTTACTGGCATCCCAATGCGTTTATTTGAGGAGACCCTTAATGAGATACGCAATGGAATCCCAGGCTGGTCGGAATCATTACCACCACGGATCAACTGGATTACTGGCCAACCATTGCTGTTGTCAGGGATTATGGGTGATGAGTTCCTGCCACCTGATCAACCATACCTATCCACCTTGGCTCAATTTGCGCCGTGGTCTCCGTTGCAGGTAGCACCTAAGGTCGATCCAGTTATGGCTGAAATGACCCGGTTATCTGGTAGGGGGGCTAATTTCCGTGGCCCTACCAATACTGATTTTGGCAAGGAGTTCAGGCTTACACCTCAGCAATTTGCTGACTACTCAATGGCTGCAGCTAATGTGCGCGATGAGTATGGCCGCAACATTTATATGGCGTTAGAGCAATTGATTAACTCACCTTTCTACCAATCCTTGCCGGAAGGAGAGATCAGCACAACTGTACCTAGCAGGAGGGCTGCTGCTATTGATAGAGAGGTTTCTATTTTCAAGGCTCTTGGCAAAACAGTTTATCTAAATAGCCGCCCTGATCTGCAACAAGAGCTTGGGGTTATTGAAGGCCGCACCAAACAGGTGCAATATGAGCTTAAATATGGGCAACCCGCTGGCCTGCCCCAGTTCACCGAGGCCCTCCGCTAATGGCTTATTCCTACGTCGTCTATACCGGCAACGGGTCTACCACTCAGTTTGCCATTACCTTCCCCTATATTAGGAAGGAGCACATCAAGGTCTACGTTAACTATGTGGACACGGCTTATACCTATGTAAACGACACTACCGTTCAGCTTGCTGCGGCCCCTGCGTCTCCACTGCGGGTTGAGGTACGTCGTGTCACACCACTAGCCAATGTGCTGGTGGACTATACCGATGGTTCTACTCTGGTTGCAGCTGATCTGGATACCAGTAATCTCCAAAGCCTTTACAACGGGCAAGAGCTAGACGACAGCTTAAAACAAACAGTCAGCATTGATCCCGCGACAAACTTGCCAACTGCTGGCGGCCAACGTATTACGAACGTTGCTAACCCAGTTAATGCCCAAGATGCTGCTACTAAAAACTATGTAGATACAGTAGATGCACTAAAGGTCAGTAAGGCTGGCGACAGCATGACTGGTGCCTTGGCTATGGGCACTAATAAGATTACTGGGCTTGGTACACCTACTACAGGCACTGATGCTGCTACTAAAACTTATGTAGATAATAATGCACTTAGGATTAACGGGTCTAATACAATGGCCGCCGACCTTAATATGGGTGGGTATAAAGTAATAAACGCCATTGCCCCAACGACCGACACCGGTTTAGCGACTAAGCAATACGTTGACCTCCGATCAGGCATTAGCGGCCCACCCGGCTACACCAGCTGGGCTTATACAGCTGCCGGTGGCGAAACGGCACTTGGCAGCACTGGCCTTAGTGGCGGAGCCCTTGAGTACCAAGTAGGCAAAGAAACAGTATTTCTCAACGGCGCATTGTTACTCAGGGGGGACGACTACACCGCAGACAACGGCACCTCCATTGCCCTTGCTATTGCACTGGCGCAAGGCGATCACGTCAGCGTCCGCTCCGTTAATTATCTACCAGACGACCCTGGCGCTTCCTACACCTACATGCGCTGGAGGAAGACTGCAGCTGGGGGGGAGACAAGCGTTGGTCCGGCAGGAGGCATTAGCACGTCTGGCTACACTGCCACGTTAAATTACGCCATCAACCGCGAACAGGTGTATATTAATGGCGCGTTGCTTGCTCGCGGCAACGATTACGCTGCTTCGACGGCCAACACTATTACCGGTCTCGTCGCACTAGCCGCTGGCGACATAATTGAAGTCCACTCCATCAACACACCCTAGGAAGCAACCATGACCAAGACTCGTGATTTAGCTAACCTAGGCAGCGGTTTTTTGCAAACCGGAGCAGGCGCTGCCCGCCGTCCGGTTGACAGTAAGCTGAAGGATGTTGTGTCCGTTAAGGACTTTGGTGCGGTTGGGGATGGGGCGACGGATGATACGGCTGCTATTAACGCCGCATTAGCAGCTTCTAGTAACTTACTATTTCCACCAGGTACTTACGCAGTAACAACTATTACTTTTGACGGTGTTGGCAGACGACTTGCCTTTAATAGTGCCACAATTTTAGGCATTGCTACTGCATCAACACCGGCAGTGATTCAAATCACTGGCCGCGACATGCTTATTACTGGGTTAAGTGTTAATGGCAACTTCAAAACAAACTACACTGCGGCCATTAAGTGGCACTCGCTAAGTGCTGGAACACCCGCTCAATTTATTCGCATCTATGATCTTCACATTAGTTACGCAAAGATTGGCATTTTGTTTGGTCAACTTTCTGGGACAGCCGTAATTGATGCGGCTCAGTCAGAAAATGATGTATTTGGATACACCACGCGAGGTGTTGAACAATGCGTGTATGCGAACCAAAGCAATGGTTTTATTACGTTTCACGGTGGAACCATTTGGTCTAGCAATAATGAGTGGGTAACTGGATATACCCAAACAAATGCTCGCGTAATTAACGGAATACAGGGGTCAGTAACATTTATTGGCTGTGAATTGCTTCTTACTCAATTTCAAAATGGCCGTGGCATTGATGTGGCAGGGGGCGGTGTAGTTATACAAACATGCACTATTGAAATTGCTAATTCTTTCTTTTTGAATACAGGATCACTAAGTATAAATTCCTCTGGCGGTTATTTTGCGCCAGGTGGCATTCCGTGTTTTGATTTAACTGCTGGGGATTTAAGCGTTAATAATTATGGTGCTTCGCGTAGTTCAATCGCTGTGGGTGACAACGGATTTCTTATAAAAACTCCTGGCACGGGAGTGTATAGCGGGAAAATTCTTATTAAAAATTCAACATTTACAAACTGGAATAAAGATAAAATCTTTACCTACAATTCTAGTGATAACTTAGTCCTTGGCACCTACGTTAAGTTAAAAAATCTTAGGGTTGGAGCAACATCTACTGGATACACCGAAATAGAAGACACTACTCGCAACGACCTGGACAGGTTTAACTTGGACAATGGGGTTACTGCTTTGACAGATAACTGGTTTGCTTTTGTTGAGTATGGTGGTGGTACTACTTTGACGCTATCTGCCACTGTTCCATCTGCCGAATTTTCCAATTCAGTCCAACTTTATGCTACCGGTGAGGCCCATATTTGCACAACAGATGCAGCATCGTCTATTACCAGAACAATTAAGCAAGGGACAAGTAACCTTTATTTTGTCTCTGCTCAAATTTACAGAGCTGCTGGAGCAGGTAGTACAAAAATTGGTGTTAGAAATTTTTCAACGGCTGGCGCAAGCACAGGCCTAACTCGAATAGTAGCAAATGTTCCAACTACTGCTTGGACGACAGTTTCGGCAATTATTAGTACAGCAGGCCCATTAGTAGCTTTTAACCTTAGCCAGGAGGTAGGAACTGTTTCTGTATGTAACGTATCAATGGTCAAAATAGGCGTACTCCGCCCCTAACTCTCCTCCAAACTATCATGGCACTTAACGCAACAATCAGCGAATCCGCTCCAGTTTTTGCCAGCACATCGCTTGGCCCGGTTGAATTAAACAATCAGCAAGTTTTGATTCAAAATTTATATATCAAAGTTGAAAGTGTTTTTAGTAGCAAAAAAGAAACAACCGCAACTGTAAGCTTTACAGAAAACAATAGCAAAGTAGCTGAACGGTCTTTTGCGTTTACTCTTGACCTAGACGGCCCCAACCCAATCAAACAAGCCTATCTCCACCTAAAGACCCTACCCGAATTTGCCGACGCTATCGACTCCTGATCCGCGTGGCTAATCCCGTGGGTTTCCACGGGTTTGCGGCTACACTAAGGGCAACACCAGCCTGAGCCGTGATTGAAGTTGTTGCTGCTTTAACGGGTTCGGCCTTTACTGCTCTTGTGATGGGCGTTAATGGCGGAATGCGTAGCAGCAACCAACACCGCGACATGGTGACAAGGCTGACAGTAGCTGTTGAAAATGTAGCCCAGCGGCTAGAGGAGCTACACCAAGATATAAAAGCAGATCGCAAAGAAACCTTTAGCAGACTGCATTCTGTCGAGCATAGGGTTACAGTATTGGAAACGCAAAACCAATCATGATGAAACCCAAGCCCGGCACTAAAGGCACAGGTAAAGGCACCAAGAAAGGCGGCAAGGGGTATTGATCCTATAGCGACAGCCGTTATTTATTTGATAAGCTAGTGGTGACCATTCACCACAGTTCCATGTCTCTTGCATTTTTAGAAAACCCAGTGTTCTGGGTGATTGTTGCGCTTGCTTCTGAGCTAATTGCCCTTAGCCCTTTGAAAAGCAACAGCATTATCCAGCTGGTATTTAGTGCGCTGAGGTCTATACAAGAAAAAAAGCAACGGGGATAACCTGGAAACAAGCGTGGCAGCAGTATTGGTTTGAATTAACCCTTCCGTTTAAGCTTGACCAAGCAGAAGCGGATTGGAGTAAAGCACAACCACTGCCACCATTACCGGTTGTCATAGAACATCCTATTAATGAAGAGCTGCAAACAGGCGACAGCCGTCTGTTAGGTGGCGAATTGTCTATTCATGCCCCTTACCAACGCGATTGATGTCTAATTTTCTTCTTGCCGCCAAAAACACAGTACAACCTCCCCTTGCGCATCAAACCGCTGCCTGGAATTGGCTTTGGGACAACGTTAGCGTTGAAGATAGAGCGACTTTTCTCGACAAATTCCGCAGTGATCCCCCGGCAAAACCGTCATTATCCGTACAACTCAACGTCCCCTTCGACAGCCAAAACGATAACGCCAGCGGCACCGGCTACAGAGAGTGTTTCAGCAGTTCATGCGCCATGGTTGCAAGGTTCTGGAAGCGTGTTGCCTCAGATGATGCGTACAACGTGATTCGCAGCCGCTATGGGGACACGACAGACGCTATGGCCCAGGTCAAAGCACTGCAAAGCATGAACTTAGACGCAAGGTTTGTCACCAATGCAAGCGTAACCCTTATAGAAAATGAACTGAGGAACGGTCGGCCTACTGCTGTGGGTTGGTTGCACCACGGCAGCAGCCTTAAGCCAACTGGAGGGGGCCACTGGTCGGTATTAACGGGGTTTGACAACCAGTTTTGGACAGTCAACGACCCAAATGGAGAGGCGAATTTAATCTCTGGAGGGTATATAAGTAGTGCAGGTGGTCGTGGCCAACGCTATTCCCGCTTGAATTTCAATCGCCGTTGGCTTATCGATGGGCCAAATAGCGGTTGGGCGATTTTATGCAAACCGTTCCCTCCCTACGATGATTGAAACCAAACGCCTTAGCCCTGAAGTTCTAGAGTTTCGCATCCCATATAAATGCGGGGAAACGTTTGAGTTCTTCTTAGCTTCTGATATTCACCTGGATAACCCTAAGTGCGACCGCAAACTATTCGCACGGCACCTTGATGAAGCTAAGGCTAAAGGCGCACCGTCACTTTTCTTTGGAGACATTTTCTGCCTCATGCAGGGGTCCAAGGATCGTAGAGCAGACAAGGGGAGTATTCGCATTGGCCACCTAAAAGGTGCTTATTTCGATACTGTATTTGAAGAAGGTGCTAATTTTCTTAGTAGGTGGGGAGATAACATCTACATGATGAGTGATGGCAACCACGAAACTGCTATTATGAAACATAACGAGGTAGATCCTTTGCGCAATGTAACCCGTTTAATGCGCGAGAAAGGATCTAAAGTAGAGCACATGAGCTATCAAGGTTTTATTTTTATCAAGTTCTACCAACAGAATCCAGACGGTTCCCAAGGTAAAGTGCGCCAAACTACCTTGGCTTTTCACCATGGCGTATGGGGTGGGGTAGTAACCAAAGGTACGCTTGGTGGGTCAAGATACTTTAATATATTTCCTACAGCAAACATTGTTCTTAACGGCCACAACCATGAAAGAACAGTTGTAACACACACTTGCTATATGCCTAATGCTGTTGGTACTGTAGAAATAACCGACAGATTACACTTGCAAAGCGGAACCTATAAAGAAGAATTTGGCAAGTTTGGAGGCTTTGCGGTCGAGAAGATTGCTATGCCGAAGTCGCTGGGCGGGCTCTGGTTAAAGCTACGGCCAAGAGATAAAAGTGGGGTAGCTGTATCTTGTGAGTTTGCCACTTAATGATCAATCAGCATGTTGTTGAGGTATGGGCTCTTATTGCTGTTTACAGCCCCTATGATGCCGAGACGGTGGAAGACAACATTGCTTCCATGCTAAAGGAAATGGCAGCTAGCGACGGCCATTTGCTTGCCCATGATGTTGATTCCTACCTACTTCCTGAATTAAATGGAACACCAGATTGATGAAACTGAACTCCTTTCCAAGAAAATCACAAAGGCTAAGTTTAGAAAATCAATCATAGAAGAATGGGATAGTTGTTGTTATGTATGCGGCAAGCATTTTGATAAGATTACCCTTGACCATCTAGTACCCAAGAGGGCTGGTGGGCACACAACGCGGTTTAATTTGGCTCCATGCTGCTCGGTGCATAATCGCAGCAAGGGGAGTTCGGAATTATGGAGCTGGTGGACGCAGCATCCAGAATGGAATCTTGAGAGAGCTGTAAAGCTTCTGCACTATTTACGTCGTGCTGATAGCTTGCCATTAGCTGATGATAATACACCATAACCTGCCACATTTGGCTATGCTCCCAAACTTGGCCATTGTAAGTAATCTGACAAACAGTGCCGCTATCGGCATTAACCATCATGATCTTAGGTGGTTTCAGCATGATCATTCACGCAAGTGGATATTTCGCGGGGGAATACTTGAGCATATTTAATTTCAAACGGTAGCTTTTCCCATATATCACAATCCATAGCTGTTTCCCAAGCCATTATTTCTGATCCAGCCATGACTACGGTTTGGAAAGATCCTTGAGAGGCTTGCTTGTTGTGATCAATAAAGATAGCTGGCACTCGTACAACCCAAGCTTGGGGTTTATCTTGCTGCCATCCATGTCGCGCCTTTGCCGGTCTTCGGTAAATTTTCCAAAGCCACACCAAGAAATTGTGCATCTAAAGCCCCCTCGATATTTCCCATAAAGGCTTCTAACTCTAGATCCCAAAGCTCGTCCTTGCGGTCGGCCATGGCTCTATCTTCATCAATTGCTAAGGATTCATTCCAGTATTCCACGACACCAGCTAGGGCATCTAAGCGGTCATCATGCTGTAAGCAATTCTTCTCATAAGTGATGTGAGTTAGCTGGTGAAATAACTGATAGGCCAGCTTGCGTTCAACCGTATCGTCATCACGACCACGGCTATCGTTTTCAATTACAGAACGGTTAATGATTAGCCGGTGTTGATTCAGAACTGGCTCAAGAGCGGAAATAATCCGACGTTCCTTTTGCATATTGGAACGCACGGGCTCCACTGTGCATGGGTGGTGTAGCCGTAGGTAAGGCTTCAGCAGGGATTCCAGCATCCCCTGGCCGAACTGGTCTTCCAGGAGGATCAGGTTTACCTTGTTGCGCTTAGCAGCAACAGCTAAGCCTTCAAGAACAGCTTCCGTATAGCCATCACGGAAGGCGCCAGCATCTAAAAGGAACAGATTGCCATTGAGGTGAGCAACAACGGCATAGGCAGTCTCGTCAGCACCACGACCAGATGGGTCAATAAACATGGCACAGCCTTGGAAGGGCAGCCAATCGCCATGGATAAAGGCAGGACGGTGGTAATAGTCACCAGTAAAACCAACAGCAGGCAGGTCGCTAACCCGGTATTCAGCACCAGAAGACCACACAAGCTTCTCTGGGGCGTGGTCAGAGACTTCTAAGACCATCAGATCACTCAGCCGTAATGGGAAGCGTTCTAGGTCGGATAAGGAGGTATCTAGTTGAAACTGCAAAGCAAACTGTGACTTGCCATAGCTGACCTCACGTTCCAATAGATCCATTTCAGAGAAACGACCTGGGTCAACCGGCTTACCAATTAACTCTCTTGGTGCTTCTGCAACGATGGGAGCTAATGATTCACCATACTTTTCTGGTTTAGTTGGGTATCTAGATGGCCAGATCCGTGTAGAGAAGCCTTTAAGCAACAGCTTGTTGTAGATCGACTCTTCTGTTTGTGGTGTGCCAAGGTACATGACCTCACCACCGGGTTTAAGGATGGCGTTGTACTCACCTACAGCAGCCAATAGCTTCTCTCGCATCCCAACTGACCAGGATGTTGTAGGGGTTTCTATGTCATCTGGAATTATTAGGTCGGCCCTGGAGCCGGTTACCTGGCCAAAAATACCTACAGCTTTAACTGATGGGCTTTTATCTGGCCGCGACTGCCGTACATCAAAAGCATGAACAGCAGATCGCTGCTCCTCCCGTTGTGGTTCTAAGCATTTCAGTATTGGCATATCACGTATCAGCTGCAGGCAGAAGGTAGTGAAGTTTTTAGCCTCTGCCCCACTAGCTGAGTTGACCATGATCTTTTGCTGTGGATCTAGCCGTAGCCGCCACAAGACAAAAGAAGCTGCCATCCATGATTTACCTACACCTCGATAGCCTTGAATGATTCGGCGCTTAGGGCCGTGCTGCATAAACTCAGCTATATCAAGCTGTATCGGTGTTGGATCAGGTAGACCCATGTGTTTCCATACAACACAAAGGAAGTAACGGAAATCACTGGCAAATGGCTCTGGCAGATCATGCCAAGTGCCAAGCGGTTTAGACACTTAGTTTGAAGTTGCAACCTTGAACGTAACTGTAGGTGTACCAGTACTAATGCTTACTAATTGACACCGTACATATAGCACAGGTGTATTAGCAAACACATGGCCGTAAGTGCCGTTAGCAGTTATGGTTATATCCGACTCATGCAAATTAAAAAAGTTAGTGCCATCTAAAGAGCCACTAAGCCTGACTACAACGTTTGTACCAATAGAGGCAACTGTTGCCTGAAAACAAATGTTGGTGCCTGAATCAAGGCTTTGAAAGGCAGTAACGCCTACAGCCGTAAGAGGTGTAAAGCTAGTGACAGTAGGTAAAGTCATCAGCTGTTCACTGCGTCGATAACTACAAAGTTAATGGTAAGAGCTTCGCTCAAGGTGCCACCTGTAGTGTTTTGCACTCTGATCACACAAGAGCCGTCAGCAACGGTAATGCAACGGCAAAAATAAGCGCCGCTAGTACCGCCAGAACCTTGGTTGCAGATAACGACGTCAGTAGCACTAATGGCACTGTTGGTCAAAGTAAACGACACATCGGTCACTGTGGCCAAGCCAGCATCCTGCATGGTGATAACACCAGCTTTGGCATTTAAGGTGACACCTGTGGATTTGCTGGTGAGCTGAGTCTTAGCACCACCAAAACCAGCGCCAATACCAAGAGCTGGAGCAGCTCCAACGGCCCTGTTAATAGGAGTAGCAATAGAAAAACCAGCAGGAACTGAAGTCATGGTTTCAAGAGGTGGGAAAAATTAAGATGCTCGGCGACGAGGCATTTGCACTACCTTACCAAGATCTGGCAGATCATGCCAAGTGCCAATAGAACGACTCATGCTTTGCCTGAAATGTAATAGCTAATTCGGTGAGTCTTGTTATCCATGCCAGTGCCTGCTCCATATTTAATCTTAAAGCTTGCAGTAGTAGGTGGAGTTGGGTCGGCATTAATCATTGCGACAGGGATGTGGTAACCCAAAGCATCTGCTGTTGCAGTGCCAGACATTTGGACTTGTATTAGCTCATTGACAGAACTAAATAGCCCTGCTGGTAAGGCAACAGTTGCGATACGGTTGCCATCTGTTGTAACAACGCCTTGCGCCCGTAACTCAACATTGCCGTAATCGTCACATGTAACAAAATTGCTACCATCAACATATTTATTGACGTGCGTTGTACTAAAGCAATTAGTTGCCCCAGCAGCTCTAACCATAAACGGAACTGTGCTGGGGTTATCGTATCGCTTGGCAACAGATTGAAGTTCTTTAATTCCATCGCACCCAGCGTTTATGCTTAACACACAATCTAAATCATTTTCAGGCGCTTCAAAAACACATTGCGAAATAGTGCTTTTTTGACAATTAACAAACTGCCAAATAGCAGGTTTTTTTAATCCAGTCCATGGGGCTACACCCCCCATAGTAAAAAATACAGTAAACCCAGCACCTAAAAGCTGAACGCCAGAACACTTTTCAAAATAAGCTGCTGGTTCTACTGGGGTAAGAGCCGTCCCAGTAATGTTGCCTTTTTCTCCACCATTTAATAATTGAAGCCCACTGGTTATTTGCACATTAGAAATATGCCTTAGATCAAAAGCTCTTCCACTGCATTCATAACTACAGTTGTTAAATAAAAATTGCAACGCAACTTCAATTACTTGGCCTGCAGCTGCATTTACAATGTTAGAATAATGCTTAATGCCGTGGTGGCCCATGCCATACACATTATCAAATGTTATTCCTTCTAACCCATGTATTTCACCGGTAGGATTTTGATACTGCACTAAAGATCTTAGCTCTATATTTTGAAAGAAATAACCAATGAACGAATCTTTAACAGTTACGCCAAAAGCCCCATCCATATTGCCTGCCGTGTTTGGCGCATTAGAAGACATTGTTTCAAGCAGTAACCCAATCCTGCTGCTATCTACTGTGTTTGGTGCGCCACCAGTAAAATCACAATTACTAATTACTACACTTGTTGGTGCGTATATGGTACATGCGTTATTCCATTTTTCAAGGTTTTGTTGATCAGCGCCAAAAGGGCCGACCTTAACGTTATTTAGATTTACAAGAGAAGTTGGGCCACTATCACCTCGAAGCGCAGAAATAATGGCAGAGCCAGCTAAATCAGTGTGGTAGCAAGCTATTCTAAGGCTATCTATCCAAAGATATTTGTAATAGCCAGGGCAAATTAATCCTGTTTGAGCGGGAACCGAAGTGCCAGCAGTTACAGTAAAAGTAAATGTTGTTGAGCTAGTAACAGTAATAGTTTTAGGGCCAAGAAAAGCCCCAGGTAGCCTAACAACTGGGCCAAAAGCAGAGCTGCCTACAGCACCAGAAGTAAACCCATGAGGGTAAAGGCTTGTTATTGTGGCCGTCGTTCCATTTACGGCAACAGTAATAGGATTATACGAATGCTCAATACAATTTTTGCCTTCTGCAGCGTCAAATAAGAAAATGCTCGTATATTGAAAATCTCCTTTAATTATTAACCCGCCAATAACACCAACCCGGAGTGGGGCAGTTATTAAAAAATACCCTTGGGGAACACGCAAAACTTGTGAATTTGTTTCGCAATAATTAATAGCAGCTTGGATTGCGGCAGTATCGTCAGTAACCCCGTTCCCAACTGCTCCAAAATCTTTAACGCTAATAAACCCATTAAAAGTATTAATCTTTTTACGGATATTGCCTAAAGAAATAGTTTTGCTTTGGTTGGTAGCAGTAGCTTCAGCTGGCACGTAAGCCAGCAAGCGATCATTGTCGCTGGCATTTGTAGCAGTTAGCTGTGCTAGTTCAGACGGTTTACGGTTAGCCATGGTGGGTTAGGCCGTTCTACGACGAGGCATGTGCACTACCTTATCAAGATCTGGAAGATTTGACACTAGCTCGCCAAAAGGAGTGCCTTCTGTGGGTTGGGCTGAGATTGAATTGTCCTTCAAGAATTGGCGGAGGATATTCATTTCACTAGCAGTAATGGTGCCTTCTTGTAGCTTTTCTTTCAAAAGTAGGGCTAGGCCAGCATGTAGATCAGCAAGATCATCCTGGATGTTTTGTTTAGCCACTGCAATCACCTCCATCCATACAACACCTACAGCATAGCTTTACAGGGACAAAAGGGAGGGGCCACTCAGGGCCCCAACCGCAGTAAACCCACCACAGGTTACCGAAAACACCATAGCACATAGGCCAACTATTGCCCCGCTAGGGCTAAGGATTAACCCCCTTAAATGTTACAGTACATTTGTTCTTACGCCTTAAAGGAACCCCCCCCTTAAGCTAGCCTAAGATTAGCCTTAGATAATCCTCTGTAAGAGAATAACTAAGATAACCCTTAGGTTAGCCTTAATTGCTCTAAGGGTACATTCTTTCCTATCTATCTAAAAAATAATCTTAGATAATATCTTTAAGCTAATCCTAGATAATCCTCTTACAGAGAATACCTAGGACTTACTTAAAGACAGCCATAGCGGATAACGCATGGTACGGCTGTACTAACCCTGTCCAGGCTTAGTCGCTGGGGGCAGAATACGACGACTCCTGTCCCTATCCTCTAAGGCTTACTACAGCCCCTCTACAGGCTCTCCATGCCCATATATGGCTCTTACCATTACCTACCAGCTCTACCCCTCTTACAGCCTCTTCCAGAGCCCTCTAAGAGGATTCAGCTGATTAGCTATAGAGCGACCCCCCTTTTTTTGCGCAGCCTTTTTCCTAACTCGGACTTATTCCGACTTACCTGAGTCTCACTCGTACTAGCCAGAGGTGGGCCGGGGCTTAGCTGGAAGCTGGCTGGGGGTTGGCCGGGGGTGTTTTTTGTTGCCTAAATCTCTGGGGCTTACGCATAGTGTCCGGGGTCGCCTTCACCCCCCTGGGGGGTTGCCTGGGCTTCCTGTAGAGGGCCCAGGGGGGCCTGCTCTGTCCAATGCTGGCCAGGGTGGCCACGGTAGGGCAGGAGAACCCTTGCAGGGCAGGGCCTGCGTACCTGTGTTCAAGGCAGGTGCTCAGGCTTGGACAGGGTCGCCAGCTGGGCGGGGTCGCTATGGGTGGGGCCTGGGCGGGGTTGTGGGTGGCTGTGTCACCGCACAAGGGCCACAAGCCAGCTGCAGGGAAACCACAAGGGCCACAAGCCAGCTGCAGGGAAACCACAAGCCAGCCCGTGCCAGCCGGAGGGGCCCTGGGCCCTGCTGCTGTAAACCGGGGCCATCTTCCGGCGAATGTTACAGAACAATAAGAATATTCACCACACCCCTCGGCAGGTGACTAGGGTCTATATATGCAGGCGCAAGCTTGCCACCACCACAGGAGAACCAATGGCTTACTCATTCAAGATCTACTCATTCGCCCAGCTATTCGCCCAGGCTCAAGGTTTGCGTTCAGGCTTGCAAGTGCTGAACGGTTTGGGTCACGTTTGGCCACATGCAGGCGTAAAGGTCCTGCAGAACAACTTGGATTATCTACTCAACGTTTAACCGCGCGGGGCCTTCGGGCCCCTTACCCAACCCACCACCACCACAGCAAACCAATGACAACCACAGCAACACGGGCCACCGCCCGCGACCTGGGCCAAGCCCGCAAAACGTACGCCAGCCGCTTAGAAGAGGCCACGGGTTTTACCATCCGGTGGAACTACGACCAACGGGAGCAGGCCTGGGCGTTCTACCTAATCGACCCATACGGGGACGTCGAGGGCGATCCCTGGTTTTGCTGGGCCGACCTGGTTCACGACACCCAGGACGCAGTGGACGAATACGAGGCAACCTGGGCCGAGTGTGAGCCCAAGGAATACCTCGACACCTACAGCGACGCCGACCCCGGCCTTTAATTATGAGCAACCCCAATCACGCCGCCCACCAGGGCCCAATGGAACTATCAACGCTCAGGAACTACCTAGCCAGGGCCCATAACAACAGTTGCAACAGGTCTGCTAGGTGGGGCCACCACCCCACCACTGCCTATCTGGAGGCTTGGAATTGGTGCAACGCAACAGAGGCAGGGCTGACCACTGCCCGCCCTAGTTGGTTAGCTCAGCGGGCGATTAGCGCCATTGCTGAAGTCTGCCCGCTTGAATTCACCTAAGACGCCAGCAAGTAGGGGGGCCCCGGCCCCCTTATCTGCTGCCCTCATGGGTAGCACCACCACAGGAACCTAGACAAATGAACACCACCACAAGCCGGCCCACCACCAAGGGGGGTCGGAAGGTTTACGACGGGCCAACACCTGAGGAACAACTAGCCGCTGATCTGGTGGCGCTGATGGAATCATCAGAGCTGCCACCTTGGCGCCGTGAATGGCACGGGCACAGCGGCAATCATCGCAACCTCGTCACCGGTGCTGAATACAGCGGCAGCAACCCGCTTCTGCTGGAGCTCGGCAGCCTGAGCCGCGGCCACTCAATGCCGTTATGGCTTGGAGCTGGGCAGGGGAAACCACTCGGCTGGTGGCCTCGCAAGGGGACCAAAGCCTGCCGGATTATCCGGCCCCAGCTAAACAGCTACACCGACCAGGTGGAGATGAACAACGTTCAGACCGGCCAGCCTGAGATTGTCGATCAATCGCGGGCATGGGTGAGCTTCAAAGCGGTAGCCGTATTTAATGCGGCAGATCTGCAAGGGGCCACCGAGGAAAGCCAGGCCGCCCTAGATGCAGCCATTGCGGCAGCACTAGGGCAGGGCGAGCCAGCGGCACCAGCTGCCAGGCTGGAGGTTGCCGAATCAGTGCTTGAATCCTGGGAGGTGATCACCACGTTTGAGGGGGGCCGGGCCTGCTATAGCCCGACACGCGATCAGATCACCATGCCACCGGCTGACTCGTTCATTAACCGGGAAGCGTTCTGCGCGACCTGGGCCCACGAGCAGGCACACAGCACGGGCCACAGCTCAAGGCTGAGCCGTGATATGGGCGGTGATTCATCTTCCAAGGCTTACGCCCTAGAAGAACTGATCGCCGAGCTAGCAGCGGTGCTGATCTGTTACCGGTTGCAGGTAGGCAGTGAGTTCACAAATCACGCCGCCTACCTGAAAGGCTGGGCCCAGATCCTAAAGGCTGAACCTAAGCAGCTGTTCAAGATCCTCTCAAAGGCCAGGGCTGCCGCTGATCTAATCACCGGCGCCACAGCTGGGGAGGTGGCAGCATGAACCGCACTACCTGGGCCATCCTCGCCGCCTGTTCCGTCTGGTGGCTAGCAATGCTGCACTTGCTAGCACAGGTGCCAGAACCACCAGCGCAGCGGCCCCGGTACCTGTTCCCGCAGGGCCAGGGCCAGCCGTTACCCGACTAAACCACCACCACCAGAACCCCCAGCAATGGGGGTTTTTTTATGGCTGCCAATACCCAGCCCCAGCCCCAGCCCCAGCCCGGGGGGAGGGGGGAGGGGGGTGGGGAATGTGTACCTCCACAATGTGTACCTCCATTAAGAAAAGCTACAGCTAAACTGACACACGCCAGTGGGTGTGCCATGCTTGCATCGCAGCCACGGCTGTACCCACCACTGCACCACTAACTATGGAGATGCCAAGCGTTGCAGTATGCAGTGTTGCTATTGCAATTAATGAATGGGGTGAATGGGAAGCTATCGGTTCATCTAATACCACACGGTATGAGATGGCTGAAGATGCACGTCACCTATTAAAAGATGGAGCTAACTTTATTTCAGATAGCATCCAAGTACATTGGGTTGAAGTCGAACTCCCTTTTCCTTCAGTCATCAAGGGGGTAGTCGTCAGTGAATGACAGCCAAGCAATGGCAACCCTACGTAATGAGTTGCTTAACAAGATAGCTGCTGTGTATCCAAGTCCAATTGATGCAAAGCAATTGGAACTTAAATGCCGGATGCCTTTCCTTACACGAGATAAGGTCTGGTATCACGACGCTGTGCTTGAACAGTTAAAGATCCTGCATCACGCTCGATTGATCCGCCCTTTCCACGGTGGCTACACCCTGACTGAAACAGGTAGAAGAGATCGAGCTGAAGCTTCTAGGTTCACTGATCCAGGGCCGGAGGCAGCATGAACCAACTGATTGAAGATCAACGCCAGTTATTAGTAGCTAATTATCACGACGCAGTTGTCTTATCCCTGCGGATGCAGGAGCAAACAGACGCAGCATGGGATCAGCTACAAAAATTCAACACCACCCACCCAAAGGAGAAAGCCAATGACTAGCACCATTGCCAAGGCATACCAGCCACCAGCTGAGGATGTGTACCCAGCCACCACCATGCCAGTCAAGACACAAGCCAACGCTACAGGTGAAGTGCTGTGGTTTGCTGAAGGCTATGGTTGGTATGTAGGTGGCTTTGCTTCACCTCACATGCCTAACACCACACACTGGACTTATATCCCTGACCGTCCTGCTTGTGAGAACAGCAATGCACTACGGGATTCTGAGTTTGACCGGTGGATGCTGACCTTTAGCAGAGAAACTAGAGAAGCATTAAGGGATACCTTAAGCACTGCATTCCATGCAGGTTGGCGGTTAGGTCGGCAACCTAATGTCAACCATTGAGGAGCAGCTTGCACTAGAGCGTGAGATGTTTCAGCTGGGTGCTGATCGTCATGCCTTTGTTAATAACAGACGGCAAGAACGTGGCATGGAATCCCTTAGCCAATACGGCGAAGCTTTAACTGAGCTGGGTATTAAACCTTTAGTGCAAGTAATTAGAGACACACGTCGTCGAATGAAAGAAGGCAAGGCTGGCCCTGGCTATGCTCACATGCAACCCCTCCTACTATTAGCGCCACATAAGACAGCAGCTACGGCTATGCGCTGTGTCGTGGATAGTATCCAAAAGGGTAACAAGTTAGTAGAGCTGGGTCGATTAGTAGGTGAACGCTTATGGATTGAAACCATGCTGGCCCGTGCTAGTAAGTGGGAGATGATTACCCACGAAAAGATACGCAGTACCTATAAACAAAAGATGCAGGATATAAGGCGCATGAAGGCAACAGAAGAATGGACAACAAGAGAGAAGGTAACGACAGGTGTGTGGTTAGTTATGCACATCGCTGAATTAACAGGGATGATCATACTAAAAACTGCACGTGAAGGTGGCCGCAGCCCTTATGTTGTATCACCTGCACCTAAGTGCATAGAGTTTATCAATGATGTAATAACAGCAGGTAAGTTGTTGTGTCCCTTTGCTTTACCTATGGTTGTGCCACCACGGCCATGGGATAAAGACCTGGAAGGTGGCTACTTAACTAGCATACCTAACAGTAAGCTAACTAAAGATGCTACCCCACTAGGTATAACAGGGAATGAGCCATTCATTAAGGCTGCTAACTTACAACAAGCAGTGCCATGGCGTGTAAACAAATGGGTGTTGGAGCAGTTGCAATTTGCATGGGATCAAAGCTTATCTATTGGCAGGCTATTACCCCGTGAAGGTTACCCTATTCCACCCTACCCTAAGCATTTACCTGATGACCATGAAGATGTAAGGCAATGGAAGTTTAACGCTCGCATACTGCACGAGAAGAACGACAAGTCTATTAACCGACGTGTCGCTACAGCTAAGCAGTTATGGATAGCTAACCGCATGGCTAGCTACGACAGGATATACTTCCCAACTCAGATAGATTTTAGGGGTAGGTATTACTATCGCCCGCCATTCCTTAACCCACAGGCTAATGATATAGGCAGGGCGCTTCTGCTATTTGCGAATGGCAAACCCATAGTCACAGCAGAGGATGCCAGCTGGCTATACATACATGGTGCCAACATGTATGGCCATAGCAAACTAACTTGGCAGGCCAGGACAGATTGGGTTAAACAACACCACGACCAGATTATGCTGGCAGGTGCTGACCCATGGCGTAACGCTGTGTTCTGGACTGGTGCTGCTGATCCATGGCAGTTCCTTTCCTTTTGTCGTACCTATCAGCAGTTCAAACAACATGGCTATGGCTATGTGTGTTACCTGCCAGTAGTGCTCGACTGTACCTGCTCTGGCATACAACATTACTCAGCACTGCTGAGGTGTGAGGAGATGGGCAAGCTAGTTAATCTAGCTAGCAGCGAGAAGCCACAAGATATATATAGCGTTGTATTAAACGAGGTGTTGTCGATACTACGGGTTGATGCTGCTGCTGGCAGCCAACACGCTCAATCATGGTTGCAATTACAACCTGATCGCAGCTTGCTAAAGCCTGTAGTAATGACAGTCCCGTACTCAGCTGGTCGCACATCAGTTCTTGATCACGTCCACCGCTGGGCCTTTGACCGCACAGTTGAACTTTATGGTATGAACAATTGGAAATTTAAGGCTGGTGCTATGGCAGCAGTTCATTACCTAACCACAATCCTATGCCAACAAACCTATATGTTTATAGGCCCAGCTAAAGAAGCAATGCAATGGTTCAAACGGTTAGGCAATTTAGCTGGCAAACATCAGATCAAACTTAAGTGGACTAACCCAGCCGGGCTACCTATTACACAGGGTTACCTTGATATGAAAGGCACAGTAATCACCTTGCGATACCTAACTAATGTATCGCTTAGGTTTACTGCTGGCTTAGAAGAAAGAGGTCTAGACCCAAGGCGTATGGGCACAGGGCTCAGCCCTAATGTTATCCACTCATTAGATGCCAGTCACATGGCATTCACCACGCTCGATGCTTCTGCAAAGGGCATCACTAACCTTGGAGGTATCCATGATTGCTTTGCCACGACCCCCGCCGAGATGACAGTGTTGCGTGATTGTGTACGCAATACATTCGCTGATCTTTATAGCCGTGATGTACTCACGGATATAGTTAATCAGTTAATCAGCCAGCTGCCATTTGATGTAGCTGCTGACGCTATGCCTAGCCCTGAGCTAGGTACATTAAACCCAAACACCGTTCGCCATTCCACCTACTTCATCACATGAGCAACTTCATCTTGATCAAAGGAGAAAAATTCACCACTCCTGTTGCTAAGTTCCAGTATCCAAAGCTAGTTGAACCTGACACTAAGTTCCACCCAGAAGGAATGTATGAGGTGATAGCTGTAATGGATGCGTCTGATCCAGAAGCAATCCGTTTAGCTGAAGACCTAGATAAATTCCTGGAGCAACACAAGGCTTCATTAAAAGCACAAGCACCCGCCACTAAGTTCAAGCTTACCGATTTGCCTTGGCGCTTTGAAGAAATTGATGGGATGCCTGCGCTTATTCTGAAAGCTAAGAGCAAGGCTAGTGGTGTTGATCGTGACGGTAAGAGTTGGGCACGTAAGCCTGCGTTGTTTGATGCCAAAGGCAACCCAGTCACTGATCGTTATGCAGTAGCTGGCTTATGGTCTGGCACTACAGGCAAGGTAGCGTTCCAAGCATCACCGTTTTATACGCCTGTGATAGGAGCAGGTGTGACCCTACGGTTGCAAGCTGTTCAGATCATTAACCTAGTTGAGTCCGGTGGTAGCGGTAGCGCCCATGGCTTTGGCCAAGAGAAAGGTTGGACGCCAAAAGGCGCCACGACAACAGAGCCAGCTGCCGTCCCCTGGGATGCAGAACCCATCGCTGCAGACGAAGCCGACTTCTAGGTTTCGTAGCAAGTACGAGGCAGCAGTCGCTGCCTCCCTTGTTAAACGTGGTCTTGACTGCAAGTACGAAGCTCGAAGCTTTGGTTACATAATCAGAGCTACCTACACCCCTGACTTCTTCTTGCCTAATGGGGTAGTAGTAGAAACCAAAGGGCACTTCAGCTCTGATGATCGGCGCAAGATGCTGGCTGTTAAAAGCCAGTACCCATTACTGGATATTCGCTTGTGTTTCCAGAATGCACAAGTGAAATTATCTAAGGCACCTAAGTCCCTTGCTTATTGGCAATGGGCTGAACGCCATGGGTTTCTCTGGTGTCAAGGCCACATCCCCACCACCTGGTTTACCGATGCCATCCAAACTCCTGCGGCATGACCCGTGTCCTGCTTGTGGCAGCAAAAACAACCTTGCTGTCTATGACGACGGCCATAGCCATTGCTTTGGTTGTGGCCACCAAATCCAACCAGCAAAAGATAAGCCAGTGCTACCACCTGAACCATTACCGCCACCCGCTAAACCTTTAATAAGGTTCAGCGCTATTCAAGGTTTAGCAAAGAGAGGTATCACCGAAGCAACAGCAAAACATTTTGGTTATGGCGTTGCTCAACACCATGGCCAATTAGTACAGGTAGCTGAGTACCGCGACCAGCAGGGTAACGTATGCGCCCAACACATACGTGATCGAGACAAACGGTTTCAATGGTTAGGTGACACCAGCGGTATCCAGCTATGGGGTCAACACCTATGGCGGCAAGGTATTGGTGGTGGCAGCCAACTGTTTGTAGTTATTACTGAAGGTGAGATCGACGCTATGTCGGTTAGCCAAGTGCAAGGCAATAAGTATCCAGTTGTTTCATTACCGAATGGGGCACAGTCGGCCAAGAAATATCTGGCTGCTAACCAGCAATGGCTTAGCCAGTTCAACCGAATCGTTCTTTGTTTTGACAGTGATGAACCTGGCACTAAGGCAGCAACAGATGCACTAACAATCTTGCCCCTGGGTAAGGCTGCTATCTGTCACCTGCCACGCAAGGACGCCAACGAAATGCTGGTCAATGGGGAGGGTGACCTACTCAGGGACTTGTTATGGAAGGCAACTCCATCCCGCCCTGATGGAATTGTTAATGCGTCTGAGATGTGGGAGGAGCTGATCAAACCACAAGCTGGTGCTGCTTGTGCATACCCATGGCCAGACCTAAACCGTATGACCCGTGGCTTTAGAAAAGGTGAGATGGTTACGCTCTGTGCTGGCAGTGGCATCGGCAAGTCTTCTATATGTAGAGAGTGGGCACACCACTTCCTTTGTAACGGCATGAAGGTGGGCTACATAGCACTAGAGGAATCAATCAAGCGCACCATGCAGGGGCTGGTTGGTATTGAACTAAACAAACCTATCCACCTTGACCCAACCCTTGCTACCAAGGAGGAGATGAGAGATAGCTTTGATAATTTATTTGGCAGTGGTCGTTGCTATTTGTATGACCATTTCGGCAGCATGGATCCTGAGCATTTAATTAATAAGATCCGATACCTAGCTGATGGTGAAGGAGCAGACGTCGTAATCCTCGATCACTTAACCATTGTGGTTAGTGGCTTGACTGAGTTGGATGAACGCCGTGCCATTGATGTGACCTGCACTCGGTTACGACAGGTGGTAGAGCAGAGCGGTATTGGCATTGTGCTGGTGTCGCACCTCAAACGACCGGAAGGTCGCGGCCATGAAGAGGGCCAGCAAACTAGCCTTGGCCACTTACGTGGTAGCCATGCCATAGCGCAGCTCAGCGATATGGTGATCGGCGCTGAACGTAACCAGCAAGGGGAGATGAGTGAACGCAATGAACTGCAGTTGCGTGTACTAAAGAACCGCTTTAGTGGTGAGACTGGTACATGTGACAAGCTGTTGTATGACTCGGTTACTGGCAGGTTGACTGTCCCTATGTCCCGTTACTTTGGAATGTAATTATGCGATGCACTAATTGCGGCGATAGCAAAAACGTCCGCGCTTCTCACACTCGTACTGACCCAATGGATAACACCATTATCAGACGACGTGTGTGTACTACATGCGGCCATCGTTGGTACACAGCAGAGGTGCCGATCCCACCTGAAGCTGTTGGCCATGGCTTTAATGAAAGCCGGACTCAATCCACCTTTACTCTTAAAGGATCTATCACCTACACCACCACGGGGAACCATGACTCTATTGATTGATGCTGATTGGCTGCTCTATGCAGCATGTTGCGCTTGCGAAAATGAGATCCGTTGGGATGAATGGATTCATACCTTGCATTCAGAACCAGTTGATGTGCAGGATTTTATTGGCAGCAAGGTAAATGGTTGGAAAAAATTAACGGATGATGATCAAATAGTTATGTGCCTATCGGACTATCCATCCTTTAGGTCTGAGCTGTATCAAGATTACAAAGCTAACCGCGTTGGTAAGCGCAAGCCGCTGGTTCTTAAGGCCACAAGAGAATGGATACATACGCGCTACACAACCAGAACACTGCCGGGCCTAGAGGGTGACGATGTGCTGGGGTTGCTAATGACTGGTGGCCAGTACCCAGACCCCATCATGGTGGCCATTGATAAAGATATGCGCACTGTGCCTGGTCGGTTGTTAGTAGATGACGAGCTGGTCGTTACTACTGAGCAGGAGGCCAACATGAACTGGATGTTGCAAACCCTGACTGGTGATGTCAGTGATAACTACCCTGGCATTAAAGGTTGTGGCCCTAAGACAGCAGCCAAGGTATTAGCTGATGCCAAAAATTTACCTGAGATGTGGGCGCTGGTAGTCGCGGCCTACAAGAAGGCTGGCCTTGGCTTTGCTGATGCTTTGCTTAATGCCAGGCTGGCTCGCATCCTACGTGATGGTGACTACAACGAGGACACTAACGCTGTGCGACTATGGGAACCGAATCAAATGATTAGCCATGGATGATCAGTTGTGGCCACCGATTGATGATGCGTTGATTGTCATGCTGAACCGTTTGATACCAGAACGGTGCCCTAGTCTTGATGATGATGAGCGTAAGATATGGTTTAACGTTGGCCAACGGCAGGTTGTGCGAATGTTGCAGGCCATCTACATTGAGCAACAAGACAACCTTGCGGATTAACCCATGTGTTTTGGTGGTGCTCCAAAGCCAGATAAAAAAGCAATGCTGTATCAACAGGCAGCTGATATGGAGCGCGAGAACCAGCGCATCGTTGCCCAGAACCAGCAGCAAGAACGCATGGATCAGCAGTATGCAGAGCAGCTAGCAATTCAAACAGCACCACCACCACCACCACCTGCTGAGTCAGCAGCAACAGCAGCACCTGCTTTAGAAAATGCTCAGGCCACCACCCCGTCTGGCATTCGTAAAGGCATGGGCCGCCGTAAGTTGCGTACTGATGTAGCTGGTGGTACTGGTGGGTTATCTATTCCTAGCGTCTAATGGATCTGAAGCTGACTAGCAACGTAGATCGCCAGCCGAAACCCTATAGCGATGATGAGGAGGGGCTTACAGCTGCAGCCAGGTATCAACGCCTGGTCACTAGCCGTGATGCGTACCTACAAAGGGCTAGGGATTGCAGTAAGGTCACCATCCCAACCCTGATACCTGATGCAGGGGAAAAGGATCGCGGCACACTCAAGACCCCATACCAATCTCTTGGGGCAAGAGGTGTCAACTACTTGGCCAGTAAGTTACTGATCACCCTGTTCCCACCTAACTCAGCGTTCTTTAAGTTAGAGATTGACGACCTGGTGTTACGGGCTACTGAAGGTGGCCCTGAGATCAAGGCTGAATTTGATAGCGCCCTAGTAAATGTTGAACATGCAGTGATGACTGCAATGGAGACGGCTAATGGCCGGGCTTCTATGCACGAAGCATTCAAACATCTATTGGTTGGTGGCAATGTTCTGTTGTACGTAGCAGAGGAAGGGTTCCGTGTTATCCACTTAAACCGTTATGCACTGTGTCGTGATCCGATGGGTCATGTCATAGAAATTGTGGTGGAAGAAGAGGTCTACCCTGAAGTATTACCTGCAGATTTTCTAGAGGCAGCAGACGCTGATGACGATGACAGCGAGGGATACAGCAGCCAGAAGACACTGAAGCTATACACCCATATTGAATATGAAAACGACAAGGTGCATTGGTATCAAGAAGCAAAAGGCAAGGAGATCCCAGGCACCCATGGCATGTGTGATACCGATGTATCACCGTGGATACCACTGCGGTTTAACCGGGTAGATGGTGAGGAGTATGGCCGTGGTTATGTCGAGGAATACTACGGTGACCTGCTAGCCCTTGAAGCTTTATATCAAGCAGTGCTGGAAGGCAGTGCAGCAGCAGCCAAGATCCTGTTCCTTGTTAATCCCAACGGCACCACTCGACCACGCACCTTGGCTAATGCTGCTAATGGATCAATCATTCAAGGTAATGCAACTGATGTAACTGTTATCCAAAGCCAGAAGGCACAAGACTTAAGCATTGCTAACAGTGTGATTGATCGCATTGAAGGCCGGTTGCAGTTTGCTTTCTTGTTGAACACTGCTATCCAACGACCAGGTGAACGGGTAACAGCACAAGAGATCCGATACATGAGCCAAGAACTAGAGGCTGGTATTGGTGGCTTGTATTCAATCCTTACCCAAGAGCTACAGCTACCACTGGTGCGTCGCTTGATGCACGTCATGCGTAAGCAACGCAAGCTGCCAGCTTTCCCTAAAGGTGATGGTGGTAAAGCCTTAGTTAATCCCAAGCCAGTTACTGGCCTTGAAGCTATTGGTCGTGGTGATGATCGCAACAAGCTGGTTGATTTTATTACTACTGTCGGCCAGGTATTAGGGCCAGACGTATTGCAGAAATACATTAATGTAGACGAGGCATTACGCCGGTTAGCCAACAGTGAATCTATCGACACTACCAACTTGGTTAAGACGAAAGAACAACTGGATGGTGAAGCGGCTGCTGCTAATGAACAGATGGTGCAACAGCAACAACAGGCAATGATGGCGCAAGGCATGAAGTCTCCTGCCCTTGCCAACCTAGTAAACAACTACACCCAGGAAGGATCACCTTATGGCCCGCAACCAAACGACGAAGGAATACCCAACCAATTCCCCGACCCCGCCGGACAGCAACAACTGCCTGCTGGGGAAGGAGCCATTGCCCCCGGCTCCCCCGTCTGAAGAGATCATCATTACTGAACCCATTCAATTTGAATCTACTATTGCTGCAGGTGCTCAGCCTGTAGTAACAATCAACGGCCCTCAAGAAATCACTATTAACTAACCACCATGCCCGACCCAGTTACCATCAGAACCGAAGGATCACCTGCTCTTTCGGCTGATAACATTGCTTTCCTTGAAGCTAACCCAGATGGAGAAGCCACTGAAGAAGAGTTGCTACTGGCTGGTAAGTACAAGTCAGTAGAAGAATTAGAGAAAGGCTACAAGGAATTACAGAACAAGCTAAGCCAAGGCAAGCCAGAACCTGAAGCAGCCGAAGAGGTTGAAGAAGGTGAGGCGCAGTCAGAGCCAGAGTCACGGTCAGCTAAAGAGATCTATGGCGATCTAGTTGGCAGCCGCCTTGAAGAAGCAGAGATTGACTTCTCTGATATGAACAGCAGGTGGCAACAGTCGGGTGAACTTACCACCGACGACTACAGCCAACTGGATGAGGCTGGCTTCAATAAAGAAATGGTTGATGCCTACCTAGCTGGCTTGAACTATCAAGCTGCTAAGGATTCTGCATTGACTATGCAACAGGTCAATGAAGTAAAAGCCAGTGTTGGTGGTGAAGCTGAGTATGCAGCTATGGCTGAGTGGGCTTCCAAAAACCTAAGCGCAGAAGATCTTGCTGCTTACAATTCCATTGTTAATACCCAGCCATTGCCAGCTGTTAGGTTGGCTACTGCTGGTATTTACAGTAGGTACACTGGCGCCAATGGTCGTGAACCTAAGCTGATAGGTGGGCGTACACCACGTTCTGAAGGTGATGTATTTGAATCCACAGCACAAGTTGTAGAAGCGATGAGTGATCCTAAGTACCACAAAGATCCAGCTTATAGAAAGAAAGTAGAAGCCAAGCTCAGTAGATCTAAGGTCTTTTAATTATTTGGCCCTGGGTTACCGGGGCCTTTCTTATGGTCTATGCTTTTAGTACCTAGACCCACTCATTGATCGACGGCCCGTTGCGACGGACACCCCCAGTGAAAGGAGTTAAGGTCGGGGAAACCTAACCCAACTTCTCTAGGAGAAAACTAATGGCTGCTCCCAATTTTGACGCAACACGCTTAGGTCTAATCAACAACGCTGGCGGCGGCTCGTTCGCTGGCGACAACGCTATGTTCCTTAAGGTATGGGCTGGTGAAGTCCTTACCGCTTTCCGCAAATCAACAGTGTTTGAAGCCCTTCACAAGGTTCGCACTATTAGCTCTGGTAAGACTGCTTCGTTCCCCATCATCGGTGTGAACTCAGCTTCCTACCACACACCTGGCAACCAAATCATCGGCACCCAGCAAAAGGTTGCTGAAGCTACCGTCAACGTTGACGACAAGCTAATCAGTTCAGTATTCCTGGCTGATATTGATGAAGCCAAGAACCACTATGACGTGCGCTCCCAGTTCTCAGCAGAGATGGGCAACGCTTTGGCATACACGTTCGACAAGAACGTAGCTGCCATGATTGCTAAGGCTGCAAAAGCTAGCGCTATCAACGACCAACTCCCCGGTGGTACTCGCATCAAGATTATTGCTTCTTCTAAAGCTGCAATCACTGGTGCTCAACTGGCTACTGCATTATTTCAAGCTGCTCAGAGGATGGACGAGAACAACCTTCCTGAAGGTGATCGCTATTGCTGCTTAGCTCCTGCTGAGTATTACAAGCTCGTTCAAGAAACCAGCGTTATCAACCGCGACTGGGGCGGCCAAGGTGCCTATGCCGACGGTACTGTGCTGAAGGTAGCTGGCATTGACATTATCAAGTCCAACCACCTGCCTAGCACTAACCGCACTCAAGTGACTGGGGAGAACAACGCTTATCACGATGACTACACCAAGTCAGTAGCGTTGGTATGGAACCCTGGTGCAGTTGGCACGGTTAAGTTGATGGATCTGAAGATGGAAACCACTGGTGGTGATGTTCATGCTCTATGGCAAGGTACCTTTATGGTTGCTTCCATGGCATGTGGCACCGGGATCTTGCGTCCTGACTGCGCTATTGAAATTCACACCGATGTAAGCTGACCCCAACAGGGATTACTTACGGCACAATGGGGGCACCATAGCCCCCATTTCTTTTGGAGTAACACCATGACAATGGCTCGCACTAGCTTCTTAGAAGCAGTCAACCGAGTATTACAAATGATGGGGGAAGCCCCAGTCAATAGCCTTAATGGACAATATGGCTTGGCCCTGCAAGCTCAAGATTCATTGAACGACGTAAGTCGTAAGCTGCAATCAGAAGGCTGGTCGTTTAATACTGATCGTGAAAAGCTATTGCAACGCAACGCATCAACTAATGAAATTGCTGTTGGTTCTAACATCAGCCGGGTAGTGATAGATGCTTACCGTTACCCAGCACTTGATGTAGTCCAGCGTGGTGGCAAGCTATACGACAGGTATAACAACACCTATGTGTTCGACCAAGATCTATATGTAGATATGACCATCATTCTTGAGTGGGAAGAATTGCCTGAACACGCCCGGCAGTACATCACTATCAAGGCTGGCCGCCAATTGCAGGAGGCTATCCTTGGTAGTGTAGATCTGACTAAGATAAACCTGACAGCAGAGATGGAGGCTAAGGCCCTGTTCCTGGACGAGGAGACTGTCGTCAGCGACCACAGCATGTTACGTGGCAATCCCAACCATAGTGGTGTCACAATGGCGTATATGCCTAGCAGAGCCCTTCGCCGTCAATAGTCATGCCACTGATCAGCAGCTCTATTCCTAACCTGATCAATGGTGTTAGCCAGCAACCAGCTGCACTACGGCTGGCATCACAAGCTGAGACTGTAGTCAACTGTTTACCAAGTCCAGTAGAAGGGTTAAAGAAACGACCACCGTGTTATCACATTGCCAAGCTATTTGCTGGTAGTGCAGGAGCTGGTCGTCCTTTTACCCATATCGTTGATCGTGACGGCACAATTAAATACTTGGTGATGATCCAAGATGCCACGCTAAAAGTATTTGGCTTAGATGGTTCTGTTAAAACTGTTACTGCCGCAGGTGGTTTTAGTTACCTTGATATAACAGGTGAGCCCAGTCAGGTATTCCGTGTTGCTTCTGTCGCTGACTATACCTTCATTGTAAATCGTGAAAAGACAGTAGCAATGTCAGCATCAACATCCCCTGATTGGGGCACCAAAAGCATGGTGTTTATTAAGACTGCTGACTATGCAACAACATATAGCATTACAGTTAATAGCGTAACCGTAAGTGACACTACCGCTAACAGCGGCGGCAATGTACCTAGCAACGTAACTATTGCCACTAACTTAGCTGCCAGCTTAAATGCCAACGGTACTTTTAATGCTTCATTTGTAGCAACTCAAACTGATTACATTGTGCGCATTACTAAGAACGACGGTGGTGCATATACCTTGTCGTCCAAAGATACACGCAATGGCGCTATGACCATAGCAATTAAAGGCACTGTTGACACCTTGACAGACTTGCCAACTATTGCTGAGCATGGCTTCACGGTAAAGATTTTAGGCAGTAAAGCTACGGGCCTTGATGATTACTACGTTAAGTTTGAAACTAATACTGGCAGTGGGTTTGGCCATGGCATCTGGAGAGAGACAGTAGCACCTGGCATCCCTTACCTATTTGATGCAGCAACTATGCCGCATGTATTGATTCGTAATTCCAATGACACCTTTACTTTCCAACCATTTACCTGGGCTGGCCGGGTAGCAGGGGATACCTTAACCGCTCCTGATCCTAGTTTTATTGGCAGCAAGATCCAGAATTTACAGCTATTCAGGAACCGCTTAGCATTTTTGTCTGATGAAAATGTGATCCTATCTGCTGCTGATTCCTACGACCGCTTCTTCCCCGAGACCGTGCAGACTATTGTCGATAGTGATCCTATTGATATTGCGACTGGCGGCCAAGAGATTAACTTCTTAGTCAGCAGCCTCGCCTTTGCTAACTCTCTGTTGCTATTCAGCAGGCATAGCCAGTTCCGCCTAGATACAGGCAACGTAGCTGCAGCTTTATCCCCAAAAACAGCCAGCATTGCTGCTCTTACTACCTTCGAGATGGTGGATACGGTAGACCCTGTTGCTGTGGGTCGTACTATTTTCTTTGCTGTACCCAAGGGTGACTTCAGTGGTGTAAGAGAGTTCTTCCTGCCTGACAGCAGCGGCCCTGTTCCTATTTCAGAGGAAATAACATCGTCTGTGCCTCGGTTTGTACCGGGTTCTTTGACATCAATGACGGCAACAGTGTCAGAAGAAGGGCTGGTGTTGCTCAGCAAGAACGAACCAAAGCGTATTTATTTGTATAAATTCTTTTTTCAAGACGACACCAAGCTGCAATCAGCCTGGTCGTATTGGGAAGTAGAAGGAGCTAAAAGCATTATTGGCGTTGATATTCTTGATAGCGACCTATACTTAACTATTGAATATGCTGATGGTGTTTACCTAGAACGTGTTGCTTTGCGCCCTGAGACAGTAGATCCTGGCGCAACTATTGAAATCTTGGTAGACCGCAAGATAAATGAAACTGCTTGCAGTGTAGTTGTAAGTGATGCAGCTGGTATTGGTGTTCAATCTACAGTTACCTTGCCCTACCCAATAGCTAGTGGCAGCCAAATGGCATTAGTTGGGCGCTCGGATTCGTCCTTCTTTATTCTTGAAAATGGCGACTTCTTAATACTAGAAGATGGCGGCAACCTATTGTTTTCTACAGGTGCAGCACTTGGTTCTGTGCGATACCCAGTAAGTCAGACAAGTAATACTATTACTATTCGTGGGGATGTAAGTGCTGCTTTCTTTTATGTAGGTGAAATATACAATATGCTGTACGAGTTCAGTACTCAATACATTAAAGAGCAACCGCCTGGTGGTGGTATGGCTATAGCTGCTGGCCCCAAGCTGCAGCTACGCACCTGGACTATGGTCTTTGATGAGACTTCAGCCTTTGAAATTAAAATCACACCACGGGGTAGAGACACTAATACTTACCCCTATAACGCTATTACCCCTGGTGATGCTTCCTTGCTGGATTCGCTTGGCGTTAAAACCAATAGGTTCCGAGTGCCGGTAATGACTGAAAATCTAAATGCTGTTATCCAACTGACAAGCAGCAGCCCACTA